AGGGCATAAAATAACCGACCTTGGGTATGATGAGACTGAGGCGACCGCAAAGATTGATACCGCTCAAAATATCGTGATGGGGATAAGCTACGAATGCGAGCAAGAGCCTCGCCATATCAACTCGGTTTTTAAAGATGTGATTGTTGAGATTGAGCGAAGATTTAAAGACAAGCGAGAGATCATCGGCTTGGCTACAGGACTTACTGATCTAGATAAAGCAACAGCGGGTCTACAGCCGGGTCAACTGGTTATCGTGGCCGGACGACCTGCAATGGGCAAGACCACTCTGGCAATGAATATCGCAGAGAACGCCGCGCTTGACGGCAAGTTCGTGCAGGTGTTTAACCTTGAGATGACAGATCAAAATCTAGTAATGAAGATGACATCCAGCGTTGGGAAAATACCCTACTCAAGACTGAAACGCGGAAACTTGGAAGAAGAAGATTGGCCCAAGCTGTCTGCTGCCGCATCTATGCTTAAAGACAAGGCGCTGTACATCGATGACGATGCAAGCATTACAAGCACTCAGCTAGTCAGTAGATCGCGCAAGCTGTCGAACAAGGTTGGCAGGGAGCCTGATCTTATTGTGGTTGACTACCTTCAGTTGCTTAACGACAGGGGCGATGGTCATGAGCGCATCACTAAGATTTCTCGATCTCTGAAGCTGCTAGCTAAGACCATGAAGTGCCCAGTTATTGCACTGTCTCAGTTGAGCAGAAAGGTCGAGGAGCGACAGAACCGTAGGCCGCTGATGTCTGACCTGCGAGAGTCTGGGGCGATTGAGCAGGATGCCGATATTATCCTTTTCGTATATCGCGATGAAGTGTACAATGAAAACTCTCAAGACAAAGGAATTGCCGAAATTATTATGGGCAAGTCTAGAGATGACGAGGCGGGCACGATCAGACTAGAGTCTAACCTTCACATCTGTCGATTTGACAACTTGAGTAAGCCGTATGTTGAGCGACTACCAGAAAAGCCAAAGAAGGCGTTTTCATCACTAGATAAGGCTTGGTAATATGTCAGATATTTCGCGCAAGATTGACAGCGTAGCGGGTGCCTATGACGCGATGAGATGGGCGATGGAAAACATCCTTAAGGGCTTGTCTGGAGGCGCTGTAATGCTGACGCTAGGGCGAGTGACTAGAAGCAAAGACCAAAACTCTAAGCTGTGGCCCATGCTGTCAGACATCTCAGCGCAGGTAGTCTGGTATGATCGCAAACACAGCCCTGAAGTTTGGAAGGATATTGTCACTGGATCATTCCTGAAGGGTGAGTTTATCCCCAACCTTGACGGTACTGGCTTTGTGGTAGTAGGCTTGAGCACTAGGAAAATGAAAAAAGAACAGTTTTCAGGTCTTATTGAGTATATTTATGCTTTTGGTGTAGACAAAAGAATCACATGGTCTGAGCCGAGCCTACAAAACTTTGAATCGTACAGGAATAAATAATCATGGCGAGAAAATGCCGAAAGTGCAAGACAGGGCTACCAACTGCAAAGTTGTCAAACGATTGGGAGCGAAAGGGATTCTGCGGCAAGGATTGCTGCTTTTCGTATAAGCCAGCACCAAAGGTAAGCACAAAGGCCAAGCCCAAGAAGCTAAAGAGCATCGCAAAGCTGCGAGACGAGGCCGCGATACTGTGTCAAAAGATGGTAAAGCTGAAGGCGGCAGATGATGACGGTATGTGCAAGTGTTGGACTTGCCCAGTGACAAAGCCTTGGCATGAGATGCAGGGTGGTCACTTTATAGAGCGCGGCAAGGCGGCGACAAAGATTGACGAAACTAATGTACATCCCCAGTGCCCGCAGTGTAATATGTGGGGAATGAAGAATACCACAACGGTGCTGGCGTACCGTGACGCAATGGTGGATTATTACGGGGCTGACTACGTTGACGAGTTGGTCGCAAGATCAAAGCAGACAGTAAAGCACACCCGTGAGTGGATCGCAGAGCAGTCAGATTATTTCAAAGAGCAAATTGCTCACCATGAGGCACGATTATGTACGAAAATGAATTAGAAGCGGGCGAGAGCCAAGAAGCAAAGAACGAGCGCCGCACCCGGTTGGAAGAGCTTACCCTGCAATTCCTAGAGCGCGGCGAGAAAGTCAAAGAGATTCCGAGAGGAAAGTCGGCAAAGAGACTCTATTGCAAGATGAACTCAAAAAACAAGAGCGGGTCGCCAACGATGATGATCGAAGGCAAGGAGTCATATCACAGGTCTGGCAAGCATCCGCACAGCCAAATGGATTTTAGCAATAAAAAAGAAGCCCCGAAGCAGTAGCAACGAGGCTATATGAGTAACTGGATTAATGTGAAGGATGGGGATTAGTATGGATTTTTATGAGATATTTGTGAGATCGCCTATTAACAGGTCTGCAAGAAATATGCTGTCAGCTTCTGCTGAATGTGAAAAAGAAATATCTACAGATGAACTTAAGTACCTAATCAGCAGGTTGCACAGGAAAAGGAAACTTCTTAATCTGGCGATTGGCATTAAAACTAAAGCACAAAGAAAGAATTTGGCATTAAAACTAAACCAAGGAGTAAGAACGTATAGAGATGCATTGAACCCAAGGGGAGTTGATGAATGGTCAAGAAATGGCAAGGCTATAGAAAGGTTATGCGATGAGCTTGGGGCAAGAAAGCCAAGTTGATCGATAAGGGAAACGCTCTGAGTCCGCTCTACGGCGGCTCTGGGGATCATCTACCGCATAGGGCAGTTATCATGTCAGGCGTTAGCTCAAAGCCGTCAGGAACCTTTATGCCGCGACCAGTGGCACCTGAGTCAGTATACATGCCGTCAAGGTTGCCATTGACGCAAACATAGTCTGCGCCCTCTAAGACTTGCATAGTGCTGGTGCAGCCTACAAGGGCTAGTGCTGATGCTATCGTGACCAGTGCTTTCATCTGTCTACTCTCCTGAGAAGTGGTGCGCCCTGCCGCTAATTTAGCTTCTTCGATATGCTTCGGCTAGGACGGCTTTACGCATCGTCACGCGCTTTAGGCCATTATACACAACCCTGAGATATTTTACACTTTACAAAGATAGGCTCTTGGCTTAATATCGGCAAACATCAACCATTATTAATGAGAATAGAGATGAGCAATTGCACAGGATGCCACGCGCTACTGTTTCCGCTTACAAACAGCTTCTGCGTAGCAGGGATACGAACAGGCACATCAAAAGAATTGGGCAGCAGGATTCGACACCCGATGACCACCTGCATTAAGCCAAAAACCAGCGGAGAACTTGCTGTCCGCATAGAATTGTTTGAATGTGAAAAAAAAGGTGTACAACCAGAATAATTGGAGTATAGTTAACCCATGCCAGCAATAAAGCAGGCAAACAAAGGGGTCAGGATAATGAGAAACGCAAAACTGAGTAGCTACAAGAATTCTGAAGGGAATGTTGAAACGCGCATTGAGGCGAGAGACGCTTCACAGCTCTTTAACAGCATGGCCTACCGAGTTTTTTTCTCAGTTAGTGCTGTTGATGGGTCTAAGTCGATTGCGGTAGTTCAACATGCTTATGATGATGATCTTACCAGAATTATGAAAAAGCCATTCTATCGACTGTCAGGCAGCGTTACTAAATATCCAGTAGCAGAAGGCTGGACTAAAAAGGAAGTTATAGAGAACATAGTAAGCCGAATTAATTACTAACTAAACTAAGCGCCCCTTCGGGGGCTAAAGGGGAAGCGACATGAACGAGCAACAACGAAAAGAAATACTTTGCATGATCGGCGCATTGACCTGCGCTCTAGTTATCGCAATGGCGGTGGCACTATGATAAGCAGTTGGCGAGACGAGATACAGCAGCTTATAGACATGAATAACTCGATGCGATCGGTAAGCGACATCAGGATAGGCGACAGCCTAACTTCTTACAAGCCGTCCGAGGAGGGCGCTGGGAGGGCATACATTCGAGACAACAATCAGCGCATTGAAGATGCAACAGACGGCCAGAGTTTAAAGGCTGCATTGTTTGCTGACTATCAACGTAATTATGGGAGTGTGTAATGAGTGATCTAACATGGACAGACATTGAATATGCCGGGTTGTACTTAGAGATCGGCTATTACTTTGACGGTGATGGATGTCAAATTGAGCACGTTACCGAGCTACACGATGATATGGACAGAGACAACCAGACCGAAATCACCGCGCTATTGAATGCTGAGACATTCGATGGCATAGCGGAAGTGATAAGCAAATTCACTATTCAAGACAGTAAAGGCTAAGGGGAATTATTATGAATAACGGCAACTTACCAGCAATGCCATTTACAGGGCACACAGAGTCGAGTGTTTTTGGGCAGATTCCAAGCGGGCTGACAAAGCGCGAGCACTTCGCGGCAATGGCAATGCAGGGGCTTTTATCGTCAGAAACTAGGGCACCCGTGTTTGATTTTGCAGAGCGCTCAGTGCAGATGGCAGACGCACTTCTAGCAGTACTGGATCGCATACAACCAACCATCGGTGAATCATAGTAGTATTGGGTGCTTTATATACAGAGCAAAAAGACATATATTACTAATTGATTGGCGTAAGGTAGGTTAATATGACACTTATGTTGGTGGTAAAGATTGCAGTACTCTGCATTGCATCATGGGCTGCTATCCATTTCATTATTAGAACCGATACGATCTCATCTAGAGAGTAAGCGTAAAGGGGGTTAATATGACACTTACGGCAAAGGAGCAGAGAGATGAGCGAGATAGCAAAGAACGACATCACCGGAGACAGGATCAGCAACATTAAAACAGGAGGCAACAATACTCGCTACAAATCTGGGTGGGACGCAATCTGGGGAGGCAACGACAAGTCTCAAGATAAGTGCTATAATTCCACCACTACTGGCCCTGATGGTCAGGAAGGCGAGGTGACGAGTGGCGAAAAGACAAGCGGGTAGACCGACAGACTGGTCTATAGAGATGGAGCAGGAAGCCATAGATTATATCAAGACAGGATATAACACGGAATACGAGCACTCTATCCCATCGCACCTCGGCCTATGCGAAGCATTAAACATATCAAAAACAACACTTTACAGATGGGCGCAGGATAGCGAGAAGGGATTTGGGGACATATTAGACAAGTGTAGCCAAAAGCAGCACAATATCCTGATCGGCAAGGGACTCTCTGGAGACTTCAACTCAGCGATTGCCAAGCTAGTGTTGGGCAAGCATGGGTATCATGAGCGCACAGAGTCATCTGGCCCTGACGGTGGCCCCATCGAAACCAAGTGGGTAGTCGAGATTGTCAGTGCCGAAGATTAAGCTGCCTGACAAGATGTTGAAGCTGATCACTACTCCCAAGAGATTTAAGATTCTCATTGGTGGTAGGGGGTCAGCTAAGTCTATGTCAGTGGCAGACATAAGTATCATGGACGCTCAGACGAAGGGCATCAAGACCGCCTGCTTCCGAGAGTTTCAGAACTCTATTGATGACTCGGTGTACTCTCTGCTAGCAAGCGAGATCGAGCGTCTAGGCGTGGCAGGCTTTGAGGTACAGCAGGGCAAGATACTGCATGGCGGCGATGAGGCTTTCAAGTTCAGGGGCTTGGCTAGAAACCCAGAGGGCATCAAGTCGATGCATGGCTTCAAGCGGTTCTGGGTAGAGGAGGCGCAAACAATCTCCGCAGCATCTCTAAAGGCTCTGACCCCTACCCTGCGTGAAGAAGATTCTGAGATATGGATGACAGCTAACCCGCGATCTATTGCCGATCCGTTTAGCCAGAGATTCATTAAGCCATTCGAGAAGCAGCTAAGGGCTAACCAATTTTACGAGGATGATCTGCACCTGATCGTCTGGATCAACTACAACGACAACCCCTTCTTCCCTGACGTACTAGAGCAGGAGCGGGCATACGATGAGGAACACCTGTCATCTGCGTTATACAGGCACATCTGGCTAGGCGAGTTCTACGATGAGGTAGAGGACACCATCATCCCGGTTGAGTGGTTTGAGGCTGCGATAGACTCCCACATCAAGCTAGGATGGAAGGCAGAGGGCGCGATCATAGCATCACACGACCCATCAGACACTGGTGGAGACTCTAAGGGATACGCGGTAAGACATGGCAACCTTGTGTTGGATGTTGATGAGATGATCTCCGGCGACTCTAACGAGGGCATGGATTGGGCTATCAACAGGGCCATCAAGGATCGAGCTGATCACTTTGTGTGGGACTGTGACGGTCTGGGAGTATCGCTCAAGCGACAGGTTGACTCAGCCCTAGACGGCAAGCACATCGAGTATGTGATGTTTAAGGGGTCTGAGACTCCTGACGATGCGGATAAGCCATACTCTGACGGCGGCACACAGAGAGCAAAGTCTAATCGTGAGACGTTCGCAAACAAGCGAGCACAGTACTGGTGGCGATTGCGAGACAGGTTTGAGGCAACGTACAGGGCTGTTGATAAAGGCCAGTACATCGACCCTGACGAGCTTATATCGCTATCATCAAGCATCTCTAAGATCGACCAGCTACGCGCAGAGATTTGCCGGATACCGATCAAGCGCACGAACACGGGCAAGATACAGATAATGTCCAAGATTGAGATGGCGAAGAAGCCCTACGAATTACCGTCTCCTAACATGGGGGATGCGCTTATGATGGCGATGTACAAACCCAAACCGAAGCTAGAGAAAGCTAAGAGCATCAAATTTACAGGATGGCATAATGGATAAGTACGAAGTCAACGAGTACGAAGTCAACGAGCTGGAAGAATACGAAGAAAAGAAGCCAAAGCGCGTCAAGGCTGAAGAATATCTGGTCGAGTACGATGACTACGACATCGTGATTGGTCTGCTTACCGCAGCTCAAGACGCAGACCATGACAACCGGGAACGTGCGCGAGAGGCTCACCTCTTTGTTGATAAGCGCGATGGTCAGTGGGAGCAGCAGTGGTGGAATGCTAACGATGGCAAGCCCCGCTATACCTTCGATATGGTCAACCCCATCTTGGATCAAGTCACGGCAGAGATCGAGCAATCGGACTTTGATGTCAAGGTATCTCCAGCATCCGGCCCAGCATCTAAAGAGACAGCCATGATCTTTGATGGCCTGATCCGCAATGTCGAGACAATGAGCCGAGCCAAGGACATCTACATCAACTCTGGTCGCGGCGCAGCAACTTCTGGCTTCGATAGTTGGATGGTATCGCACAGATACGCCGACTCCGCATCGTTTGATATGGACTTGGTGATAGACCCGATCCCTAACGCCATTGACCGCGTCTGGTTTGATCCGGCATCCTACCTGCAAAGCAAGGCAGACTCTCAGTACGCTTTTGTCCTACACCCTATGAGCGTACACGAATACACGCAGCGATGGCCTGACGGCTCTAAGGAGTCCGTGGAGACTGATCGCGAGGGTGACTCATACTACGACAAGGCCGAGGTGGTTGTTGTCGGACAGCTATTCTACGTTGAGAAGGTCAAGGTCGAACTGGTCTTAATGTCTAACGGCGCAACGTATACAGTTGACGATGACTACGAGGCCATCAGAGACGAGATGGATGCCGAGGGTATAGCAGAGGTCAAGCGGCGTAAGGCATTTGTCCAAAAGGTATGCTCTCGCTTCTTCGATGCCACTGAGTTTCTTGAAGATGAAGAAGATACAGTTTTTGATCGAGTTCCGGTCGTACCGATATACGGCAACTTCAAAGTGGTAGAGAACAAGGTCATCTACAACGGCGCAGTTGAGAAGCTAATAGACCCCCAGCGAGTCCTGAATTACTCCCTGTCAAGAGAGATCGAGGAGGGTGCGTTGGCGCCTCGTGCCAAATACTGGATGACAGCGACCCAGACTTCCGGCTACGAGGACACGCTAGCCACACTGAACACTAACTCTGATCCCGTCCAGATGTATAACCCTGACCCAGAAGCACCGGGCGCACCGCAGCAGAATGGCGGCGCTATGGTTAATCCCGGACTACGCACAATCTCAGAGGCAATGAGAAGCCTCATAGGGCAGACGGCTGGAATGTTTGCATCTAACATGGGCGACAACCCCGGCTTGCAGTCAGGCGCTGCCATAGAGCGTTTGCAGAAGAAGGGCGACAACGGCACGATTAAATACTTCCGCGCTCTGGAGGCCGCTATTGCGACCACTGGCGACATCCTGCTCAGGGCTATTCCAAAGGTGTACGACACAGAGCGCACCATCCGTCTGCTGTATGAGGACGGCACATCAGAGATGAAGGTTGTCAACGAACCTAGAGTTGATATGCAAACGGGCAGGGTGGTAACACTTAACGATCTGTCCAAGGGCTTGTATAGCGTATCGTGTCGAGCAGGCCCATCGTTCCGATCTAGAGAGCAGGAGACTATCGAGACGATCATCGAGATCGCCAGAGTTGATCCTAGCATTATCAGCATGGCTGGCGACATCATGATGAACTCTATACCCACATCATCAGCAACGCAGATTGGCGAGCGTAAGCGACTCCAGATGCTGTCTCAGGGCTTGATACCAGAGTCTCAGATGACTGATGAGGAGAAGCAGCAGCAGCAGGCCAAGGCGCAGCAGCAGGGTCAGCAGCAAGACCCTAACATGGTCATAGCACAGGCAGAGCAGATGAAGGCGCAGGCAGACACCATGCAGGCGCAGGTCAATATGCAAAAGCTCCAGCTAGAGTCTACGAAGATTCAGTTAGAGATGCAGAAGCTACAGGCTGAGATGCAGGTAGATCAGGCTGGCGTACAGATCGACTCGTTCAAGGCTGAGACGGATCGCATGAACACCCAGATCAAGGCGCAGGAGTCAGGCGCTAAGATTCAGCGTGATCAGGTAGCGACACAGGGCTTGCAGATTGATAACCAGATAAAGTATTCACAAGCAATGAACCCAATGCCGCCTTCTTGGACACAGAGGTAAGCTATGCCGCAACCACAGTCAGCATTAAGAGGTCTAGACCAAGCATACATGATGGGCATAGGTCAGTCTGCGCCACAGCCTAATCAGCAGGATTATAGCACTAGCGCAAACCAGCTTGGTGGCGAGCCTTATCAAATGCCCGCCAATCCTCTTGGTGGGAACGCTGGCAGCTTGGAACAAACGCAGATGCTAGACACCCTGAACCCTATTCGTGCGTGGTCTGTCCGTGATCCCACCTCCAGTGAAAGCGAACGTATGCTAGAGAAGCTTCAGGGCAGTACACCTATTGAGCAGGAAGTGTACACCATGACGGGAATGGAGCCTGATCTCGATAGGTCTAATCTCTTCCCGTTTGCGGGCAGTCGTGAAGGGGGTGATTTGCAGTTAGCAGCTCCATCGTGGTTGTATGACACTGCGGCTGGTGCATTTGGCCCCGGCGTTGCGATGCAGGGCAAAGAGATTTCGCCAGAGGACGTGCTGAACACCGCATTGACGTTCACTGGCGCATCTCTAGCCAGAAGCCATGTAGCTGGGCCAGCAGCAGAGGCTGGTACACAGATGCTAGGCATGGCTGTCAAGAACAAGGGCGGCAATTGGCTAGCAAACAACGTTGAGAAGGGTATCAAATGGCTCAAAAAAGGTGGTGTTGACGCAGATGGCGCTCCCTACCCCCCTACTCAGATAAGAGCCTTAGATGAAAGGTATACCCCTGAAGTGATGGAAACTCTAACACAGGGGGCTAGGGATCAGGTCAACGCAGCAAGATCACTTCTTGAACGCGATGTTTCACTTAACAACTGGATCGACACCAAGCTGACAAAGTACATAAAGAACGATATGGGTACTCCAGAAGACCCTGTTAGAGCATTGGCAGATCAGGGCATTCTCCATGTTGGGGGTGATGGTATTAACTATCGACTAGATTCTTACGGGGAGTATCCGAGGGCTGACCAGCAGCTCCTCGCCACTTCTGACTTAGCAAAAGTGTGGGAGGGGGCTTCGGACAATTATATAGAACGTTTTGACGCATCAGAACTACGCGGCATGGGTACCGGAAGTGTTGTAGATGCGAATCCTTGGATTACTAAGGTTCCTGACGATACGGCGGTGTATAGCCTCTCTGACCATTTCATTGGACAAGACTTGGGTTTTGAGCATCTCGTTGATGAGCTAGAAAACTCAATGACTCAAGGCAACCCGTCTGGGATACCTGACTACCTGCTGATAGACCCTAACAAGCTAGACAGAATGACAGTGCCTCAAGTTGTCCAACACGTTGCCAAGATCAATCGCTTTAGAGCCGAGAATATGTCCAAGGCTAACCAAGAGATTGCCCACAACGCAGCTACGCATTACATCAAGGAGTACCCAGAGACGGGCCTGAGATGGGCGCAGCTAAAGATGCCAGAGGGAGAGACTAACCCTGTAGCACTTCAGGCGGCACTGAAATACGAAGGCGATGCGATGGGTCATTGCGTGGGCGGTTACTGCGACACTGTTGCCAGTGATGATACCCAGATATTCTCTCTCAGAGATGAGAAGGGTGCGCCTCATGTGACGATAGAGGTTAAGCCATCAACCATGAATACGGCTCTAAACTTACTGCCTGACAGTGCAATAAACGAGATGAGAAAAGAGGCTACAGAGAGAATGTCTCTTAGCGGAGGTCGAGGTACTACTTCGCAATTCATGGAAGAAATATACCGAGAGACTTATGGCGAGCTACCATCTGAGATTGTCCAGATCAAGGGCAAGGGCAACAACAAGCCAGCAGATAAGTACCTTCCTGCTGTTCAGGACTTCATCAGGACAGGCAAGTGGTCTGAAGTTCATGATCTAGACAATTCTGGGTTAAAACGAATGTCCAGAGGCGCTTTAGATTGGCCTGAAGGGACAACATACGAACAGGTAAATGGGTTGATGGGTGGAGATAAGATGCCAAACTACGGCAGCTTCAAAGACTCAATGAAAGAGGCTCTTGGCGAATACTACACGAAGCAAGACTTTGATGAATGGGTAAGGCCGATCCTTGCTCAGTATAAATAACAACGCATCCTTGAGGTAAACCATGCCATCACAATACCGATCAGCATTAAGAGACATGATGCCGAATAGTTCTATCCTTATTAGCAATCAGAGGCAAGGGCAGTCTGCCGAGCCGTTTGAGCGATCTTACAACCCGTTCAACCCTGCGTTCAGGGAGTCAGTGCGGGGTGCCTTAAACGATGTCACGGGCGGTCAAGCTATGGGTGGTACTCCTACCCAGCGATACAGGTCTGGCATGGCTGATATGGTCTCCGGGGCTGTTGACTTCATTCCCGGTGTTAGTGACGCTGTAGGCGTGGCTGATACCGCGCAGGCTATCAAGGGCGGTAACTACGGAGATGCCGCCATCATGGGTGGTGCTACAGCTATGGGCATGATCCCTGTTGTTGGAGATGTTGCCTCTAAAGGGATTAGGTCAGCGCTAAAGAATATACCGATAGCGCCCAACGAGGGCAGGATTATATCGGAGCGGTTCCCAACGGCTGTTAAGGCCCAAGAGAATCCACTGACTGAGTTTTTAACGGCTGATGTCAACACCCTAAAGACCGACCCAAAGCAAACGCAGAAAATCGCAGACACTATGGCTAAATACCCCAACTATCAAGGATCATCCTCATCTCCTGATGCGGTCATAGATTCAATGAAGGAGCATTCGGTATCCAACCTGCAATTCCTGCACGACCAGATGCCTCCTGAGATCAGGCAAAGGGCTGCCCAGTGGTACGATGGCGCAAACAGGAAAGCCAATGAGCTTGCCTCAACATATGGACTGAACAACGAGGCTGTTGCTGGCGTTATAGCATCAATGTCTCCGCAGAAGGATTGGTATCAAAACGTAGGGTTGGCTGAAAGGGTCATAGATATTTAT